AAGGGCGAGAATCATTTGAAAAACTTGGCATTTCAGTTTCAGATTTACGCCGCCTTGATGAAACCGCATTGTTTGAAAAAACATTACAAGGTTTAAATGCAATAAAAGACCCAATTACACGCAATGCCCTTGCAATGGAAGTATTTGGTAAAGCCGCAAAAAATGTGGATATGAAAGGCGTTGCTGATAGTTATTTTAATAACGCTGGCAAGTTTGATGATGCTGAACAGGCTTTTAAAGATATTGGCGATGCCATTGATAAAATGGATATTTTTACCAAACGCGTCAGCACATCATTAGCCACAAATCTAGCCCCTGCATTATCCAATTCAGTTACTTTTTTAAATGCCGCAATCTTTGGTTGGGATAATTTAACCAAGGCTATTGATAAAGCAAACCGCGCTAAAAATGGCGGTGGAATGTGGACACCACGCAATGCGCCACGCATTGGCGATGACCCTGCATTTGGTTCATTTAATTTGCCATCCGAATATCAAGCAGGCGGTGTTCGCGGTCAAGATTTAAGCGATAAAGAACAAGCCAAAAAAGATAAAGCCGCAGAAAAAGCAAAATCAGATGCACAAAAATTAGCCGATGAAATGAAAAAGCAAAAAGAATCATTGGCAGACCAAGTTATTGCTTATGATGCACAAAGATATGCGGCTGGCAGAGTATTAACTGAAGTTGAAAAAATCAACATTGAATTAGAACAAGGTAAAAAATATCAACACACAAGCGCAGAAGAACAACAAAGATTATTAAATGCGGCGCGATTAGTTGATGCCGCAAAATATTCGGTTGAATTTGAAGCCAAGCGATTGGAAATGGCAAAGCAGGCTAATGATTTAATTTATAACAGCCAAGTTGCAACCGAACGCTTAGATGTTGAACGTCAAATGGTTGGTTTAAGCGATACTCAAGTTCAGTTGGCATTGGAATACTTTGATTTGCAGAAAAAGATTTTAGATATGCAAAAACAAGGTTTTGATGAAAGATATATTTCCAATTTTGCTAATGCTGAAATGAATCGCATTAAAGCGCAGGAATTAAACGAACGGGCGCAAAACACTTTTCAAGCAGGTTGGGATAAAGCATACAATAACTTTATTGAAAGGTCGCAAGATAGCGCGGCTATTGGTGCTGAATTATTTAACAACATGACCAACAGCATGACATCCGCATTAGATAGATTTGTTGAAACTGGCAAACTTTCATTTGGCAATTTAATTGGCAGTATGATTAAAGATTTATTGCGCTTTTCAATGCAATCGCAAATGAGTGGTTTATTTGGTTTATTTGGTGGCGGCGGCGGTGGTGGCATTGGTGGTTTGTTTAGCAGTTCAACAGATTTTAATAATGGCGCAGGATTGCTTGGTGGCTTTTTTGCCGATGGTGGCGAACCGCCAGTTGGCGTTCCAAGTTTAGTTGGCGAACGCGGTGCAGAATTATTTGTTCCACGCACAGCCGGCACAATCATTCCAAACAATCAGTTATCATCAATGATGGGCGGTCAGCCACAAACAGTTTATAATGGAACGGTAATTCAAAACATGAACGCGATTGACACACAAAGCGGTGTTCAGTTCCTTGCTAAAAATAAGAACGCTATATTTGCCGCTAATCAATCAGCACAACGCGGCTTGCCACAATCAAGGTAAATAAAATGGCTACATTAAACACAATTTTATCGGTTGCAGAAAGTGTTGGGATTAACGATCAGCGTTTTATTGGGCAAGTAGTATCGCGCAACCAACGCATAAGCACATCGGAAATTCTTACCGTTCAACCTTTTGGCTTTGACATTAAGCCAATGGCATATTTACTTTATAGCCAAAATCGCCCTTTGCTTAGTGCATTGCGTGAAGCCGACAAAGCAACGGAACAATATCTAAACTTTGGTTCAACTGGATGGGTTAATTATATTGCCTATCAAGGGCAACTTTCTAGCGCACAAATAAGTTCATGCCTATGGCAAACATCAAGCGCAAATAAAACATTGGTTTTAGGGGCTTTGCCTGCGCTTAGTCCAAGTATTACAACAAGCACAGTTATTGTTAGAACAGGTGATTTTTGCCAAGTAGGTCGTTATGCCTATATTGCAACCGCAGATGTGTTGCGTGGTAGCGAATCAACTGTAAACATTCCCGTTCACCGTAATTTAATTACAGCCTTAACAAGCCCTATGCAATGTGTAATTGGTCAATATGGAACGACCATTGCTTTAGGTGGCGGCACATTTACAGGCACAACCTTTTGCGTTATCTTGCGTGAATATCCAACTTATACTTTAGTGCCAATGACCAATGACAGTTTCATTGCATGGAACGGCACTTTTAAAGCGTTTGAAGCGGTTTTATAATGCAGAACATAGTTCCCTTACAAAATACAAATAACATTCGCCTAGCGGACTTTGTGCGCGTTACAACGGTGGTTGCTGGCATTGAAACCGTATCGTTATTTTCAACAGCCCCTTATGACATAACCGTAACGCTTGGTGGCATACCGCAAACATTTAATGGCTTATCAGCCTTGGTGCAAATTGGCGATGTTCAGCGCGACATTAAATCAACCGCAAATGAAACATCGGTTACGCTTGTTGGTATTGATACGGCATTGCTTGGTTGGGTGTTAGGGCAAAACATCAAAGGTTCAAAAATTGAAATGTGGCATGGGTTCTTTGACACAAACAATGCGTTAATTACAACTGGTGGCGATAACGGGCTTTATAAGTTTTTTACAGGATATATAAATGCTTTCACTATTAGCGAACAATGGATGGAAGAATTGCGTTTGTTTGTTGGCACAATAAATGTAAGCGCATCAAGCATACAAATTATTCTACAAAACAGAACGGCAGGGCGATATACCAACGATAATGCTTGGCAATTTTTTAGCGCAGGCGATACATCAATGAATCGTGTAAATTTTATTCAATCTATCAATTACTTTTTTGGTAAAGACAAAGACCCTAAAGTTTATAGAACATGATAAGGCTTGCCAACAAGTTTGATAAAGATGGCATCATGGATTTGATGCGAATGTTTAGGGATGAAAGCCCTATTCAGCAATATAAAGATTTAAACAATGTTGAATATATAAGCCGCTTATTAGATACAATTATTGCTGGTCAAGGCGTGATATATATTGAAGAAAATGTTGGCATGATTATTGGTGTAATTCAGCCAACAATATGGTGCGACAAAACCTTTGCGTTATATGAATTGGCTTGGTATGTTAAGCCTGAAAACAGAAACACAAGCGTTGGTTATAGGCTTTTAAGCGCGTATGTCTTGCACGCCAATAAGTTAAAAGATGAGGGCAGGATTAAATTGTTTACCATGAACAAGATGATTACTAGCCCTGACATTAAATATGAAAAATTTGGGTTTACTAAAATAGAAGAAGGCTGGTTGCAATGATTAAATTTTTACTGCTTTTTATAATTTGGTTTACCTATACAGCACCAGCCTTTGCGGTTGGTTCAATTATTGCTGGTTCATTATTGCTTACAGGATTTCAAGCGGCAGTAGTGGCATTTGCAATCAATATGGTTGCATCAATGATTATTTCAAAAATCTTTGCGCCAAACTTACCTAATCAACAAACTGAACCAAATGTTGGCAACCGTCAGCAAGTGCCGCCTGCTGGCGATAACAAATTGCCTGTTGTTTATGGTTCAGCATGGGTTGGCGGTATTATTACCGATATGTCTATTAGTCAAGACAACCAAGATTTGTATTGGGTTATGGCGTTAAGCGAAGTTACCAATACCGAAACTGGTGGAACGCCCGATGTATTTACTTTTGGCGATGTTTATTGGGGCGGTAAAAAATGTGTGTTTAGCACAACCGTTGGCGAAACTTACAAAGTAACAGGGTTGCTTGATGAAAGCACAGGGCTAACGCAAGATGTGTCAGGCTACATGGACATATATTTATATCGCAATGGTTCAGGAACGCCAACTAATAGTGGTTCAACTGCAATTCAGGTAATGCAAACAACTGGTCTTGTTTATACTTGGAACGCTTCCAAGTTAATGACTAATTGCGCGTTTGCTATTGTTCATTTGAAATACAGCCAATCACGCAATCTTGTTTCATTAAATCAAACACGATTCCAAGTTATCAATCCGCGTAATTCGGCAGGCGATTGCATACAAGATTATTTGACTAGCACAAGGTATGGTGCGGCAATATCTATTGACAATATAGACACAGCAAGCATCGCGGCTTTAAACGCTTATTCAAACGCAACATTCACTTATACATCAAGCGGTGGATTTCCAACAACACAATCGCGATTTAAGTTTAATGGCACGATTGACACCGCCGCTAAGATAATGAACAACATACAAGCAATGGCAGACTGTTGCGATTGTTTAATTCGTTATTCTGAAATCACATCGTTATGGGGTGTTATTGTTCAAACGCCAACTAACACTATTGCTATGGATATAAACGACAGCAACATGGTGTCTGCTATTTCAATTAGCCCTATTGATTTATCAAATTCATTTAACATTATTGAAGTTAAATACCCTGATAGCACAGCGCAAGATAGTTTTAACAGCGCATCATTTGATTTGGCTGTTATTAACCCTGCATTGCTATTTCCTAATGAACCTGTAAATAAGCAATCTGTTAGCCTTGTTCTTTGCAACAACAATGTGCAAGCACAGTATTTAGCCAATCGCTTTTTAGAAGCGGCGCGTGAAGATTTGCAAGTGCAAGTGGACATAGATTACACAGGCTTGCAACTTGACGCAGGCGATATTGTTACTGTTACTAATTCAAATTATGGCTGGGTTGCAAAACAATTCCGTATTGGTAAGGTAACGCAAAAATTTAATGATAGCGGTCAAGTAACAGCCACATTAAGTTTAATGGAATTTAATAGTCAGGTTTACGATGACAAAAGTATAACGCAATTTGCGCCAGCACCTAACACAGGCATTGGTTCACCAATTACTTTTGGTGTAGTTCCGCCACCATATATTGCAACGCCATTACCAAGCGCGGCTAACCCTGCTTTTAATGTAATGGTTACAAGTTCAACCGCAGGCATTACGCAATACGCTGAAGTTTGGTATTCAAACTTTCAATTTCCAACATCGGCGCAACGCATATTTGCAGGCATAACTGAAGTTAATGCTAACGGCGACCCTTATGGTCAAGGTGTTTTAATGCCTGCGGTTCAATTATTTAACATTCCTGCTGGCAACTGGTATTTCTTTAGTCGCATGGTAAACAGTATTGCATCAAGTGATTTTTCATTGGCATCAAGCGTCTTGCAATGGCGACCAACAACATTTCAATATGAATCGCAGTATTTGTCTATTGCTTATGCTGATAGCATTACAGGCACAGGGTTTAGTTTAAATCCACGCAATAAAACTTACTTTGGTTTATATAACCAAACAACAAGTTCGCCATCATTAACTGCAAGCAATTATAAATGGTATTTAGCCGACCCTGCTTTTGGCACTAACATTTACTTAGCATACATCAATTATGCAAACCGCAAGTTTGGCTTTGATTCAGATTTTGCTACTTATGCTGGTGGAACGGATGTGGCTGGTAGCGGTGGCGCATTTGTGCCAACAACAATAAGTAAGTTTGATTTTCGTATTTGGTCAGCATTACCTGACGGCATAAACATAATTGATTTAGATAAAGCAACAGGTCAAACAATTATCACAGGTATGCCATCGGCAAGCGCAGGTCAAATTGCCGTTACGAACACGCCTGACGGACAACTTGTTGCATCATTGGCTGAATTCTTAACATTCCCTGACGGGGCTTCACAATTTACAAGTTCAGCCGCAACCATAACCGTTGATATTTATGGGCGGATTGTTGGCTTTTCACCGCCTGATAATTTTTATTTTAATCAACAAGCCTTTACAGCAACAAGCGGTCAAACCGTATTTACGCCAACGGCTAGGGTATCAGGTTATATAACAGGGCAAGACTTAATCTTTAAAAATGGATTGTTACTTGACCCAAGCGAATATACTGAAACAAGCACAACCTTTACATTAAGCGTTGGCGCAAATTTAAACGATGTTATTACTTGCATTTCAATGCGTGCGGTTGCGGCGGCTATAACTTACACCACAATCAATTTAACGGTTGCATCATCATCAACTAATACGGTTGTTTGGAACGCATCAACAATGCCTTGGCAGTTAATTGATGTAGGCGACAAGATTACATTTGCCAATACGGGAACGCCAACACAATACACAGTAACAGGCGTAAATTATTCAACGCGCACTATTACATTTTCAACAAGCGTTACTGTAACGGCAGGGGCGGTTATATATCAATACAGGGCGGCAGGTAGTTCATACCGCGTGTTTAGCCGTTGGGCTTTTGATTTAACAAGCGCGGCTAGTTATACGCCAACAACATGGGCGGTGCATAGTGCCTATGAATTATTGTTTTTGAATGGCGCAGTTATAAACGAACAAGATTATGATATTACAAGCGGCGCAATAGCAAACTTACCATCTGCGGCAACGGGCAAAATGACTATGATACAATTTAGCGCAAACAACTTAACAACACCAACAGGCACAATATCAAATGTTGTTGCCTATGCGTCTAGCGGTGTAGTAACATATTCATTCAATTTCAACCCTTTATCATTTGCTTTATACATAAATGGGGCTTTAATGCGGCAGGCAACAGACTATACAATAGGCACTAACAACTATACATTGGCAACAAACACAAACGGTTCTAGTATTATGCAACAACAAACATTCGCATCAGTCGGTGCGGCATAGGGGATAAAATGACACAAGCATTTAATTTAAGTCAATTAGCCAATAAGGTTAATACATCAGGGCAACTTGAAACAACAAGCGGTTTAAGCGGCACTATACCTGACGCTAATTTAGTTAATACTGGTGTTACGGCTGGTTCATATACAAGCGCAAGCGTTACGGTAGATGCTAAAGGTCGCGTTACAGCCGCATCAAATGGTGCGGCAGGTGGCTTTTCAAATATGCAAGTATTTACGACTTCAGGCGCATTTACAACACCAGCATCAACCACAAAAGTAAAAATTACTGTTGTAGGCGGTGGCGGCACAGGTGCAAATGCTTATACAACCCCAGCACCAATAACTCCAACCCCTGCTAATGGTGCTGGCGGTGGTGGTGGTGGATGTGCTATTGGGGTATATTCAGTTTCTTCTAGCACCCCTTATCCTGTAACAGTAGGTGGGGCAACGCAAACTTCATCTTTTAGCACTTTAGCGTCAGCAACAGGCGGCACTTCAGGTGTAACTGGAACGGCTGGCACAGGGGGAAGCGGAACATCACCATTAGGATATGCTATGAGTGGCGCACCAGGTCAAAGGTCAGGCACTGGTAGTTTTGGTGGTGATAGTGGTGGTGGATTTGGTAATGGGGCTAAAGCCATTGCAAGTGCAGGTCTTTTGTATGGTGGTGGCGGTATAGGTGGCACGGCTGGCAATTCACCAAGTGCTGGCGGTGCAGGCGCGGCTGGTATTGTTATTGTTGAATGGTAAGGAGTAATATATGAATAATGCTTTAATAAGTCCAAATGAATTAGTTTATTCTTACGATGGCACTTTAATTGGTGAAAGAATTGCAGAAGTGGCACAAACGCCTTTTGAGGTTGCGCCGCCTTTATATTGGATTGAATGTGCGGATGATGTAAATGCACAAGATTGGTATTTTCAAACGGAAACACAATCTTGCCAATTAAAACCTATACCGCCTGACCCTGAAGTTTAAAAAATACATAAAATAAAATAGGATAAGACATGAATACAATAGAATTTTTTGAACAAAATAAGTATGTTCACTTGCAGAATTTTTTACCAAAAACTTCATGCGATGAATTGATTGATGAATTACATAAACTAATTAGTGAAAATAAAACAGTCAAAGATTGGCAATGTCCAAAATCACAAGGTGTTCATGGTGAATTAGTTTTTGATAAATTATTAGAATACTGTTTGCCTTATTTTGAAAAGGCTTGCGGCAAGCAACTTTATCCAACATATAGTTATGCGCGTTTATATGATACACAAAGTGAAGTTTTAGAAGTTCATGTAGATAGGGAAGCCTGCGAAATATCTGCAACAATTACATTAGGTTTTGATGGCAATGTTTGGTCTATTTATATGGGCGACAATAAAGACAAAACAAACGCTACAAAAATTGACATGGGCATTGGCGATGTAGTTCTTTATAAAGGCTTAGAAAAATATCATTGGCGTGAATCGTATTTTGAAGGTAATTGGCAAGCGCAAGTGTTTTTACACTATGTTGATGCAAATGGAATATACGCTGATTGGAAATACGACAAGCGCGAATCTTTAGGAATTAGCAGGACTGAATTAAAAAAAGAAAAATGTTTTGAAAGTGGTTACACAATTCCAAATGCTGTTTCAGAACAATTTTGCGATAACATAATTGCTGAATACTCAAAAAAAGAAGTTAAAAAAGAATTGCCTTATATTGGCGATGGTGGAAAAAATCTTAATTTAGATATTCGTAATGTTCAAAGGTTGCCATTGCCAATGAATCAAGGAATTGGGGCAACGCTAACATCATTAGGATTAAATCTAAACAATCAATTTTGGAAATATGACATTACACATTCAAATCAAACTGAATTTTTAATGTATGAAATTGATGGTAAATATGAAGCGCATACTGATACTGTTCATAAACATTCAAATGAATGTAGAAAACTTACAGTATTAGCAATACTAAATGATGATTTTGAGGGTGGAAAATTCTTTATTCAAAACGGACATGAAAAATTTTATCCAAAACAAAGCAAAGGCGATGTAATTGTGTTCCCGTCTTTTATGTTACATGGTGTTGAACCTGTTACAAAAGGAATTCGCTATACTGTTGTTACTTGGATGGTTGGTGATTATTTTAAATAAGTGCTACAATGTTTTAACCTATAAGATAATATAAGACCGCGTTTCGGTGAGGGCATCGGCGCGTCATTACCTTGTAGGGGAAAATTATGGCAGTATTTAACAAAAACAGCATTACCCAAGTTTCGGGTTTTGACAACCCATGTATCACAGGCGAATTAGTCTATCAGCAAAAGACCTTTTGGAATTTAACGCTAACGGCTGAAGATGGTGTTTCGCCAGTTAGTTTACTAGGCGCAACCATAGACGCGCAAATTATCCGCAGAACCTTAACCAATGTGCAAGATTCCCGTTATGGGCTTTCATTTGACATTGGCGATTACACACCCACACCCACAGCAATACCATTGACCATTGCTAACCGTAATGACACAACAGGTTCGTTTACTTTAATCATTGATGATACATCATGGCTTGCCGTTGCAAGCGATCCAAGCCTTGCTATTGACAGCGTAAACGGTGCAGGCTTTTCAGGGCGCATTAAAATAAGTTTCCCATCAAGCGGCGGCGGTTCAATTCCTGCTGAAGATAACATTATATTTTTACTATTTATTGTGCGTTCAGACGCAATCGTTAAAGTGTAGGGGGGCTTATGGCAACATTTAATGTTCAGACCGTTCCTAGCAACACCAATGTAACGGTTCAAGACGCAAACAACCTATCCGTCAATGTATCAGGTGGCAATAACATCAATCTTGAAGTTATACCCACACCAAATCAGATTGTTCAAATCAATCGTGGGGTTGCAGGACGCGATGGTGGTGATTATATAGGCGGTTATCCCGTTGTTATGTCAAGCATACAGCCACGCGATGTGGTTATGTTTGGCACTAACCAATGGAATAATGTAAATCAAACTGAAATAAGCGATGGCGGCAATTTTTAATTAAGGAATTATCATGGCAAATACAATACGAATCAAACGCAGGGCAAGTAGTGGTGGAGCAGGCGCACCAACAACATTGGAAAACGCTGAATTAGCATTTAACGAAGCATCCAATATACTTTATTACGGCACAGGCACAGGCGGTTCAGGCGGTTCAGCAACTAGCATTATTGCCATTGCAGGTAACGGCGCATTTGTTGATACATCAACCAATCAAACTGTTGGTGGAACAAAAACATTTAGCAACACTATTACGGGTTCAGTAAGCGGCAATGCTGGCACAGCAACAGCGTTGCAAACAGCACGCACAATCGCTTTAACAGGCGATGCAACTGCTTCAGGCACATTTGATGGCACAGCCAATTACAGCCAAGCCTTAACGCTTGCAACTGTTAATAGCAATGTTGGTCAATTTATGCGCGTTACTGTAAACGGCAAAGGTTTAGTTACTGCCGCAACAACCGCAAACATTAACAACTTAACCGTTCCAACTGCTGATTACGCTTTTGGTGGCTTTAAAATTACTGGTCTTGCCGATCCCGTATCAGCACAAGACGCGGCAACAAAACAGTATGTTGATAGCGTTGCACAAGGTTTAGACCCTAAAGCATCATGCGTTGCGGCTACAACTGCAAACATTACTTTGTCAGGCACACAAACCATTGATGGCGTTGCTGTTATTGCAGGCGACAGGGTGTTGGTTAAAAATCAAACTGCCGCACAAAACAACGGTATTTATTTAGTTGCCGCAGGTGCATGGACACGCGCACTTGATATGGATGCTTGGGCTGAAGTGCCAAACGCATTTACATTTATTGAAGGTGGCACAACGCAAGCCGATACAGGTTGGGTTTCAACTGCACAAGCAGGCGGCACACTTGGCACAACGCCAATCAACTTTGTTCAGTTTAGTGGTGCAGGCACATACACCGCAGGCACAGGCTTAACGCTAACAGGCGGCACATTTAGCATTACCAATACTGCCGTTACCGCAGGTTCTTATGGTTCAGCAAGCAACACATTGTCAGCAACCGTAAATGCACAAGGTCAATTAACGGCTTTGTCAGCACAAGCGATTGCTATTGCTAACACGCAAGTTAGCGGTCTTGGCACAATGTCCACGCAAAATGCTGGAACGGTTGCTATTACAGGTGGTTCAATTACCAACCTAACAACCTTTGATGGTATAACTATTGACGGCGGCACATTCTAATTTAATCAACCCTGCTATATAGCAAACAAAGGGATGCCAAATGGCTAATACGATAAAACCAAAACGCAGTAATACCGCAAGCAAAGTGCCTAACACATCCGAATTAGTTTCGGGTGAATTAGGCGTAAACATGGCAGACAAAAAGGTTTACATCAATAATGGCACAGCCGTTGTTCAAGTCGGGGCTGGCGTATTGTCAGCCCTTGGCGATGTAACTATAACTTCACCAACAACAGGTCAAGGCTTATCTTGGAATGGCACAGCATGGGTTAATGCTAGTGGCGCAGGTTCAGGCGATGTAACAGGTGCGGCATCATCAACTGACAATGCCATTACTAGGTTTGATGGCACGACAGGCAAAGTTATTCAAAATTCAACTGTAACGCTAGACGATACAGGCAACATTGTAAGCGCAAACAGCGTTCAATTTGGTTTAACGCCAACCGTTCCAACGGTAACGGGCGCAATGTATTGGGATAGTGGAAACAAAAGCCCAACAATCAATCTTGATACCGATGTTGCTTTACAACTTGGACAAGAAAATGTTGCACTTGTTTACAACGGAACAGGGGTAACTATTACCAACGGTTCTGTTGTTGCCGTATCAGGCGCACAAGGGCAACGCCCAAGCGTTTCATTAGCAGACGCAGATAGCGAAGCCTTATCAGCACCAACATTAGGCATTGCGACTGAAGATATTGCCAATGGCGCAGAGGGATTCGTTACAACATTTGGCTTTGTTCGTGGCATTAACACAAGCGCATTTACCGCAGGCGCACCAATCTATTTATCCCAAACGGCAGGTCAATTCACAGCCACGCGACCATCCGCGCCAGCCCACACCGTTGCCCTTGGTTGGGTTATTAAAGTAAACGCATCAAGCGGTGAAGTGTTTGTAAACATAAACAACGGTTGGGAATTAGACGAATTACATAATGTGCTAATTACAAGCGCGGCATCGGGCAACACGCTGATTTATGACGCAGTTGCAGGTGTATGGGAAAATGCCAACATAACGGCAGGCACAGGCATTAGCGTTACAAATGGGGCAGGTTCAATAACCATTGCCGCAACAAACGCTGGCACAGTTACTAGCGTTACAGGCACAAGCCCTGTTGCATCAACAGGCGGTGCGACCCCTGCAATTAGTTTATCCGCAGGTTATGGCGATACCCAAAACCCTTATGCAAGCAAGACCGCAAACTTTGTTTTAGCCGCACCCAATGGCACAGCAGGCGTTCCAACATTCCGTGCGATTGTAGCGGCAGACATTCCAACGCTTAACCAAAGCACCACAGGCAATGCGGCAACGGCTACAAGTGCAGGAAATTTAAGCGGTGGAAGCATTACAGGTAATTACATATTAAATAATGCAACAAGCCCTAATACAGTTTATTTGCAGTTTGGTGATAATACTGGTTGGACTTATCGTTTTATGACTAGTGTGGCTGGAACGCCAACAGCAAGATTTAGTTTTGTTGATAATGGTAATTTTACAGCCGTTGGTTCAGTAACTGCATCAAATCATATTGGCGCAGGAACGGGATTAACAGGAACGGCAACAAGTTTATCTATTGGCGGCAATGCGGCAAATGTAACAGGCACGGTTGCTATTGCCAACGGTGGCACAGGCGCAACAACAAATACTGCCGCAAGAACAAACCTAGGTGCAACAACGGTTGGTAGCAACTTCTTTACGCTAACTAACCCAAGCGCAATTACATTCCCACGCATGAACGCGGACAACACCGTTTCATCATTAGACGCGGCAACATTTAGAACGGCTATTGGTGCAGGCACAGGTTCAGGAACGGTTACATCGGTTACAGGCACAGCACCCGTTGTTTCAAGCGGTGGCGCGACCCCTGCAATAAGCATGGCGGCGGCAACAACATCTGTTAATGGTTACTTAACATCAACTGATTGGAACACCTTTAATGGCAAACAAGCGGCTTTAGGTTTTACGCCATACAACGCAACAAACCCAAGCAATTACATTGCACTTGCATCGGCAATTACAGGTTACACCGTTGGCACAAACACAGCACTAGCGGCAACAGATACTTTGCTTGCAGGGCTTGGTAAAATTCAAGGTCAAATAAACGCAAGGGGAACAGGCAACGGAACGGTTACATCGGTTGCGGCTTTAACGCTTGGCACAACAGGAACGGATTTATCATCAACTGTTGCAACTGGCACAACAACGCCTGTTATTACATTGCAAGTTCCAACCGCATCGGCAACAAATCGTGGTGCGTTAAGCGCGGCTGATTGGACAACTTTTAATAATAAAACTAGCAACACAGGAACAGTTACATCGGTTGGCGGCACAGGCACAGTTTCAGGGCTAACGCTTACAGGCACAGTAACAACAAGTGGCAACTTAACCCTTGGCGGCAATTTAAGCATTACTGCCGACATGATTTACCAAAGTTTTACTGCAACAGCATCACAAACAACATTTACACCAACTACCGCATACACTAGCGGCAAGATTGATGTGTTTGCTAATGGGATAAAAATGGTTAATGGTTCAGATGTAACAGTAACAAGCGGCACAAGCGTTGTATTTGCAACAGGGGTTGCCGTAAATACCCGTGTTGATTTAGTTTACCCAATTTAGGATTATTTCATGGACACCCAATCATTACTTAACCTTTTATTTTCATCCGCAGGGTTAATCCTTGGTTGGTTTTTGCGTGAATTATGGGCGGCGGTTAAAGATTTAAAAAGCGACCTTGCAAAGTTGCGTGAAGAATTGCCAAAAGAATATGTTGTTAAAGACGATTACAGGCAAGATGTTAAGGAATTAAAAGACATGATTGCCCGTTTATTTGACATACTGGAAAAACGCCGCAATGATTAACAGCCGCAAACTAGAAGATTTGCACCCTAAAGTTAAAGGGCTATGCGAACAGTTTATTCATGCCTGCGATGCGGTGGGCATTGATGTTTTAATAACTAGCACTTACCGCGACATGGAATCACAAAAGGCTTTATATGCACAAGGGCGCACGACTAAGGGCAATATCGTTACCAATGCCAAGGCTGGGCAATCCTTTCACAATTATCGGGTTGCTTTTGATTTTGTGCCTATCGTTGGTGGCAAGTGTGTTTGGAATGACGCTGGTCTGTTTTCTAAGTGTGGTCGCATCGCGCAATCGCTTGGGTTAGAATGGGCTGGCGCATGGGCTGGCAAGTTTAAGGAAACCGCACATTGTCAGTTTACAGGCGGATTATCGTTGGCTGATTTTCAAAAGGGAAAAACATTATGAAATCATATCTACTAGAACGACTAAAAGAACCATCAACATGGCGAGGTCTGACGGCTTTATTAACGGCGGTTGGGGTTGCACTATCACCTGATCAAGTTAATGCCATAGTAAGCGCAGGATTAGCCTTAATGGGCGTTTTGGGTGTATTTACCAAAGATAAGGGCAATGTTTAAGATATTTGACATAATAGACCGCCTGCTTTTACTTATTGTTAAGTGGGCGGTTCAGCGCGAACAATTAAAAGCGCAAAAGGAACGCGATGAATTACTTAAAAATCCTGCCGATTGGTTTGATGGTCATTTTAACAGCGTGCCAACAGATACCAATACAGAAAAAACCAACCAAGCCAACGCTTCAGATTCAAAAACAAGTTGATGGTGGCATTTGCTTAGATCGGGGCAATGCGGAAAAACTTGGTGCGTATATTATAGAGTTGGAACGCTAATATAACTTGCACAATCATCGCCGCCTTTCCAAAATTCAGTCCATGCTTGATGTTCGCTTGTTGGCATTACATAGCGTTTGCATTGTTCCCTGTAAGCACAAATCATAGTTCCATCGGGGGCTTGCCCTGCACATTTGGCTAAATCTTTATGCCTAAAAATAGCATCGTATTTATCGGCATAAGTGTTGCTAAATTTGCTAACAATTGCATCGCCAGTTATATCGTTTTTACTCATTATATTGCCCTTAATTTATTGCGCGGCACACTATAAAATGCGCCATTGCCAACATCCGTTAAATTGGCATCAATCAAAAAATCTTCACGACTAATAAAGCCAACAACATCCACAAAATCCAAACCAATTTCAGTAAGTATAAAGATTTCGGCTGGTTTATTTTCCGACCATTTTACAGCATTAAGATTTCCGCCTTGTTTTCTTGTTGATTTTACATCAATCGTTTTGCCAGTTCTACCTATAAGGTCAGCACCAAACTTTCTAAAGTCGCAATTAAAATCAAAATGCACATTTAACAATTTGGCAACGGCATATTCACTCATTACGCCATCAATAGACATATTCAAACCATTAGCACCGGACTGGTTGCGGTCAGTTCCTTGTTCGCTTGTTATGTTAAAACGCATTGTGCCTATGACATGAATTAAATTTATTTCGGTATCGCTTAATTTAACTATCATGTTTTTGCTTGCATCCATCGCAACCGTTATCAGCAATGCCCTGCTTGGTGTATTGGCAATCGCGCGTAAAGATATAAGACCATGATGTTTTGCCATCGCTATGAAACACTAAATCATGCTGACAACGGTTAGGCACTAAATCGCTATGGCATCCATTCATAATTTTTTAGCCTTTATAATTGCTTTGTTCCTAGCATCAACACAGTTTTTGCATAAAACCCGACAACCAACCTTTTTGATTGCCGGCATTTTTTGACATGACATACACAGTTTATTCATTACTATTTTCCAATTTAATAGTTGGATTATAGCAACTCATAATCCCATTTATTATTAAGTCTAGCAACTTTTAAACCTGCATTATAACCAATATCAAACCACGCTTTTTCCAAATTTTGCTGATTTTTCTTTTGAAATTCCATGCCGCGTGTAAATGCGCGTTCAATCGTTTCATCAAATTGTTCTTCAGTTATTATCATATCTTGTCCTTAAAGCCCCGAAGGGCTGTTGGTTAAAACGGTATTATTAAAAGGGTATATCACTTTCAATTTCTTCAATTGGTTTTTCAGAAACCGAACCCGATTTGCTATAAGGTTTTTGGTTTTCCTTTGGCATAGGTTCTTTCATCATTAACCAGCCATCAAAATTGATTGGCAAACTTTCAAGGTGAATTGCTTGACCGCCCGATTTAGTGTCCATTACAACACCGCATCTAATCCAGCGTGTTTTTTCATCGCCGTTTTTATCTTTATAAGTTTCGCCGCGTGATATTAATTCATGGGTTATAGCCATTTGAGTTCCTTTAATTGATTAAATGTTTCCGACACTTCATTTAGAAAAGCAATAACAGCCTTTTCTGCTTCTGCAATATATTCATCATCGCGCAGAACGCGAACAATGAACAATTCCAAATCTTCACCCACATCGGGGCAATAGGACACAAAGTCCACAAATTTATAGGTATCGCCTAAACAAGCCATTTGCCATTGCATTTGGGCAATATATTGACTTGGGGCTGTTCCGCGCAACATTGTTTCAAGATGATTGGCTGGCGTTGGGCATTTGATTTCAATACTACCCCCATCAACCAACCCATCGGGGCTTGCGCCTGACATTTCAATAATTGGATGTTGAACAAATCCAACTTCATCAACCATAATGCCTTTTTTTAATTCATATGAAGCCCTTGCAAGCGGTTCTAAGGCAGTTCCGCGTTCCATATGGGCATTGGTATAAGTTTCTGCTTTGCGCCCCGTTAAGCGTTCACAAACCAGTTGCATACGATAATTGCGGCGCGTTACTGCTTCGCCTGTTTTAACGGTTGCCAATACATCGGATAATCGGCTTGCGCTGACTTTGCCTAAACGGGCTTGAAACCACGCATCTGAACCTTGGATTTCATTCATGGCGTTTCCTTGCTGATAGCATTAAAAAGTTCAGCATCAATAGCATCATCTAAATTTTGCCCATAAACAGCGTCAATTGTTCCATCTTGGCGTGTATAAGCAATAAAATCAAAACCAACATGAAGCGACCAATCATAATCTTTATTAGCAATACATTCTTTTGTAATTGCAGGCGCAATATCGCGTAAAAAACGATAACGCACAGCATCAGCAATTAATAATTGCATTTCAGAATTGGGTAATTGTTCGGTCATTTTGCATCCTTTCTTTGAACTTGTTGAGCAAACAACCATTTTTCACCCATCATTTGTTTGCATGCGGCTACTTTCTTTTCACGCAATTCAACAAGGCGAGGGCTTGGTGGTGCTAATTTGTAAAGGCTGGTAATAATCATTTGGCATCCTTTGTTAATTTGGTTTTCATTAAATCTTTAACTTTTGTAATAATGGAAAGCGATTCTGCATCATTTTTAAATAATGGAACAATTGATAAATATGCTTCTTGCAATTCTGCTAATGTTACGCAGGCATTTAATCTAGCGGCATATTCTTCAGCATCCAATTGCGGCAAATCAGAACCGGCATAGATGTATAAACCAATGCCAAAGCAAGCAATACATTTGGCAAGACAACGCATGGATGCGTCTGATATTTTTCTTGCATCAGGGTTGGAAATAGCATTATTGCGATTATCCATAACAGGCAATTGCATTTTCATTGTTTTGCCAAAAGCGGTAACATTGCAAAATACCATCATTGTTTCGCCATAATATTTTGGTTCGGGAAAATCCCATGTTGCGGTTTCATCGGCTTGCAATAATTCATCAACCGCCCAAGTCCATGACAAATAGGTTAAATTGCCTTTTTTTTCAGTTTGGGCATTTACATTAATTGCCCTTAATTTTGCATAGGTCATATTGTTTTATCCTTTTCTTTATCAAATTTTTCAAGCGATTCAATTATTTTTCCAATAAAAATCCAAACATAATCATAATCAATTCTGAAACAAATATTGTCATCTTCATCTAAAAGCAATAAATCGCCATCTTCATCAACAATCATTGTCATATCAAGTTGTTGATTTAATTTTTTAACTATTTCCATGTTTTATCCTTTAATGTTAAGCAGACAGCAAGCAAAGCAAAAAGCCTATTGCTATCATGCTACCTATAAAGCAAATGGTTTCAATGGCAATATGAATCCAATTTGTTTCAGATTTTACAATTAAGTTTTTATAATCTTTCATTACCAATCCTTTACTTCATTAAGCATCCAACGGGCAAAGCCATCGCAATCATAATTGGCTTCAACAAAATCAGCCATATCTCTAATTTTGCTATTATATAAATCGCGGATACGACCCAATTTATCATCGTTGGCATCATAAAGAATGACAAGCACTTGGTCGCTGATTAAATCAGTTTCTTCAACATAGTCAGATAAATTTGGGGAATTAATTAAATATTGTTCAACAAGGTCTGCAATGTTGGCAGGTATATCTTCAGAAAAATCATCATCAAATATAGGGCGTATATATTTCATTTTAGTCATTTTAGTTTCCTTAGTTTCCTAATAAATTATCAAAAAATTCTTGAGGGGCTTCTTGTGCTATTAATCCATTTGTTCGCAACCATTTATTAATATGAAATGAAGTTGTGCTACTCCATTTTTTTGAAGTTCTAAATGTTCCATTGGGAGTCATTGCGGCTACTGGCGTTTCATAACTGAATAAAATAGTTCCAACACTATTAATTGATATTTCCGTCATGTTTGATGCAATTAATTTAAGTTTCATTTTAGTTTCCTTTAGTTTCCAAATTGGGACTTGCGCCCCATTAATTAATCTGCGCGTGATTCAGCGTATGCCCTAATGCCAAAAGATTGCATCACATTAGCATAAGCCATTGCGCCTGCTTCTTTAACATCCATTGATTGAGTACCATTGCCTGTTGGATTCCAAATAATATAACCATTGTTCCAACCTTTGCTAATAATGCCTTGTTTAAGTAATTCTTTGGTGTATGGTTTGCGACCGTCTAACATTAATTTAACCCAAGCAAAACCACAATATGCAGGTTCGCCATATTGTTCCATAAAGACGGCTTCTGCTTCAATTGCCGCTTGTTTTGCAAGTGTGTGAATTTCGGTAAGTGATGAATATGTCATTTTAGTTTCCTTTGGTTTCCGTTTGTGTGTTGTCTAACCACAACTTCATATTAAATGCAGTTTAATTGTATCGCAAGGATTATTTTAAATTTTTTTAATGTTAAAATAATTTAATGAAAATGAATGAACATCAAGAACAAGTGGCTGTTATAAATTGGTTTAGGCTTCAGCATAGGCAATATGCCAGTTATTTGTTTGCCATACCAAATGGCGGCGTTCGCAATATAGGAACAGCCGTTAAATTAAAAAAAGAAGGTGTATTGGCTGGAGTTCCTGATTTATTTTTAATGATACCAATGTATGGTTATCATGGGTTATGGATTGAAATGAAAGTTAAAGGCGGTCGTGTTTCAGATAGTCAAAAAGAATTTATAAAAGCGGCAACATTTATGGGTTATCAATCTATTATTTGTTATGGTTTTGATGAAGCAAAAGATGCAATAAATAATTACTTGCGAAAATAAAAACTTTAATTTAATATTAGTCATCACTTGGAAGTGATTAACTTTAGTAGGGCTTCACATGCTAACTGGCGGTTACTAAGACCGTTCTTCCAACCACCTTAAAAAAGTGGAGTTAGCAGGTGAAGCCTTTTTCATGGGACAAACAAATGCACTATTATAAATTTAATATCGCAGATTATCGGAAAGATACGACACATTTAAATCCAACAGAACACTATATATATCGCAGTTTAATTGATTGGTATTATTTAGATGAACATCCAATACCCAAAGAAACCCAATTGGTTATTAGACGCTTATCTTTAGGTTTTGATATGGTTAATTTGGTTGAAAATGTATTAAATGATTTTTTTGAATTAAAAGAAAAAGGTTATGTTCATAATCGCATTGAAGTGGAAATACTTGAATTTCATGCTAAAGCAGGCAAAAATAAAGAAAATGGTAAACTGGGGGGCAGACCAGCAAAGTTAAGCACAGCGCAGGATAAAACCCAATCGGTTAATTATAAAAACCCAAATGAAAGCGAACTTAACCTTAACCATAAACCATTAACCATTAACCATAAACTATTAACCAATATAAAACCTTTACGCGATAAATCGCTTGATGCTGAATTTCAAGAATTTTGGCAAGCATACCCAAAGAAAATTGGTAAAGGTGCAGCGGCTAAATCGTGGGCAAAAGCAAATGTAAAAATTGATGATGTATTAAACGCATTACAATGGCAAAGGGAATCAGACCAATGGCGCAAGAATGATGGGCAATATATTCCAAATCCAGCAACATATTTAAATCAAGGGCGTTGGCAAGATGAACAACCCATTATTGATATGAACCCATTTTAAGGAAACTATATGATTGATACAGATAAAAGACCGTTTGCAGATATGGTTAATGCGGTATTTGCCATATATAACAAAAGCGCACCCGAAAAAGAAATGTTGCGTATATGGTGGCATAAATTAGAACGCTTTGAATTTAGCATTGTTGGCAAAGCATTTGATATTTGGACTGATACACCAAACAAATTGCCACAGCCTGCCGATATTATTGCTTTATGCAAGCCAAGGGAAGAAGTTTACTTTGCATTGCCATCGCCAGTTAATTATGAAGAAAATAAAAAACATGTTGAAGAATTAACAAAGTTTGTTGCTAAAAAACTTAAACCAAAAACAGACCATAAAGCATGGGCAAAGCGCATTATTGCTAATCCACAAAATTTTCCAGAAATTAGTTTGAAATATGCACAGGAAGCCATGCAATATGAAATGGCTTAAATTAGATAATTATTGCATTAAATCCGATAATTGGTTTATTGCTAAATATTATAAAGCGGATGGAACCGTTAAATATGGGCTTTCAAATAAAAACACTAATTATGGTTATTTTGACAGCGCCAATGATGCAAAGGCTAAAGCACAGGAAATAAACAATGGCAAAATGTAAAGAATGCGGTCAAGAACCTAAACGGTCATTACCGCAAAATAACCGATTGCATTTATTGTTTACCGAAATTGCCGCCAATGTGCCAGCCGCAGATGGGCTTTACCATAACCACCATTGGTGGAAAGTAATGTTCAAGGATAGATACCTTGGCTATAATGAATACAGGGCATCAAATGGCAAAGTCATAACCGAATTAAAATCAACGGCTGATTGCAATGTTGCTGAATTGAATGATTTTATGGCACGCGTAGAACGATGGGCGGCTGAACACAATATATGGTTGCAAGATTAAATGACAAAAGCAGAACGCCAGCATTACGATAAGTTAAGTCAGATTGGATGTATAGTTTGCCAACGCGAGGGGTTCGGTTATACAATGCCACACATACATCACATTAGGCATGGTGTAGGCATGGCACAAAGGTCGCATTATTTATTGGCAATACCCTTATGCCCGTTACATCATACAAATGGCGGTTACGCTGTGGCATTCCATTCGGGAAAAACGGCATTTGAAGTCAAGTATGGAACGGAAACCGAATTGCTTGAACACACCACAAAGATTTTAAGGGGCGAAATATGAAACAGACATTTACTATTAACGAAGCGCAATTAACTGTTGGTGCGTTCTTTTTAACGCTATTGCACTCGGCAACCAACACACACATATTGCACTTGCAATCACGCAGTTACAGCGAACACCAAGCATTAAATTCATTTTATGATGAAGTGGTTGAATTAACCGATGGCTTAATTGAATCCTATCAAGGCAAGCATGGCATTGTGCAATACCCTGTTGAATATATTAAACCAGCCGACACAGGCTTATTAGAATTACAGGCATTGTCAGTTTATGTAACGCTTAATCGTTCAGTAATTGGTAATGACAGCGAATTGCAAAATGAAGTGGATAGCATTTTAAATTTAATCAACAGCACAATATATAAATTAACATTTTTAAAGTAAGGGGAATATCATGAAAGAAGTTCAAGCCGCAATAAAGCAACTTGTTAGCACTAACCGTAGCATTGTTGAAGATGCACAGCGTTATAAATTAGACCCTGCCGATGTAGCAAAAGCATTAGCCGATGCTAAAGACGGTTCAGTTGAACAAACAGTATTATTAGTATTAGCCAAATTAAACCCAATTGCCGACAGTTCCAAAAAATAATAAGTGCCGCGAATTAGGATGCAATAACCCTAAAACAACGCGGTCTTGCTTTTGTGTTGAACATGGTGGCGGCATAACCGAAAAGGGTAAGGCTAATAGCAAACTATATTCAACAGCCGCATGGAAAAGACAAAGGGCGGCACAATTAAGCCAACAGCCATTATGTGCTGGATGTTTATGTGCAGGTAAGGTGGTGCAAGCGGAACATATAGACCATGTGTTTCCACATAGGCAAAACAATGATAAGTTTAAGCGCAACCTGTTCCAATCATTGTGCCAATCGTGCCATACATTAAAGACACAAATGGAATCGCATGGGCAATATTTGTATTACACAGCAGATGGGGTGCATACATATACCGATGCTGATTATAATAGGACAATAGGATAAAACATAATGGGCAAGGCACGCAGTAAAGTTAGAATAGAAAAATCAACACATACCCGTCAAGCAATAATTGATGCGTGCCATTACGATATATTAACTATCAGACAAATAGCAGAACGCTTAAACATACCATGCCAAGGCATTAATATTCATTTGCTTAATTTAGTTGAAGATGGCTATATATCTAAACATGAACGGGTGGCAAAATATAATGGGCAATGGTCATGTGGTTATACAACCATAAGCGATAAACCTTATGTATGGCGATACCGCGACCCTGCAAGGAACATAGAACAACCTGAAGAACCATTACCCGATGTGCCTGATATGGATATAACGCTTATGATTAAATTAGGTTATACAAACATCATTCCACGCGCAGGCAGAGTGCATCAAGGCTTTATGTCAAATAATGCAAAAAAATGGGCAATAAATGAATAACTTAAAATTTTATAAGATGCTTAGCAAGCAATTGCGCACCCAATTTTGTGCAAATGGAGTTCGGAAGGTAGGTAGTCTAAACAAAAAAGGAAAAGATAATGAAATTAAAAATAGAATATAAAAAAATTGATGAATTAATCCCATACATTAACAATAGTCGGACACATAGTTTTGACCAAGTGCAACAAATTGCGTCAAGCATAAAAGAGTTTGGTTGGACTAATCCCTTATTGCTTGATGGCGAAAACGGAATCATTGCTGGGCATGGCAGGTTGCAAGCCGCCCGATTGCTTGGTGAAAAAGAAGTGCCCACCATTCAACTTGATGGTTTAACCGAAATGCAAAAGAAAGCCTACATTATTGCCGACAATAAATTGGCATTAAATTCAGGTTGGGATAATGAATTGCTTGGGATTGAAATAACAGATTTAAAAGAATTTGGATTTAATGTTGATTTGCTTGGTTTTAGCAAAGATGAATTAAAAGAATTTGAATTTGAAAATGACGATGAAATGAAAGATGAAAATTCAGTAATTAATGAATCTAAAAACTTATTAATGATTGAATGTGTTGATGAAAGGGAATTGGAATTAATTTTTGAAGAAATGCAAAATAGAGGTTTCCAATGCAAAATTTTAAGTTAAAACTAATTTCGCCTGTTTCAACATCATTCAAATGTGTTAAAGCCGCTAATAGTTTAGATATTGATGCAGAAAAAAAATCAATACATGAATTTAATGTTTCAGCAGATATAGAAACTAAATTTAATATTGGTTTAATTGTTGGCGCATCGGGTAGCGGTAAAACAACATTGGCAAAACATATATGGGGGGATGATTGTTTTGATGAAATTTTAAATCCAAAAATTCCTGTTATAGAACAATTTCCTGATAAATATAGTTATGACGAATGTGCCGCAATGCTTTGCGGTGTTGGATTAACAAGTGTGCCATGCTGGATAAGACCAGCCCAAACATTAAGCAATGGGCAAAGGGCGCGTGCTGAATGTGCATTGCAAATGGCGAGAATGGATAAACAAATAATTATTATTGATGAATGGACATCTGTTGTTGATAGAACCATTGCAAAAGTAATGTCGCATTGCATACAAAAACACGCAAGAAAAATAGATACAAAAATAATTTTATTATCATGCCATTACGATGTAATTGAATGGTTAAATCCTGATTGGATTATTGATGCTAATAAACAAACCTATGAAAATAGGAGGTCGCTTTGGCAAACTTATAAACGAACAGAACAATTACAATTTACAATTAAAGAAACAAACAGAAGTTCATGGGCTTATTTTAGCAAGTATCACTATTTAAGCGATAGATTGGCTGGTGGAAAAGCCTATTATTTTGCATTATATGATGGAATGAATGAAATTGGATTTTTGGCTTTTTCAAATTATGTTCCTAAAAGACCAAATGCAAAATTAATATTACATTTTAATAGATTGGTTATACATCCGGATTATTGTGGATTTGGTTTAGGTGTTCATTTTTTAAATATATGTTCAGAAATTATTAAAAATAAAAATTATGAAGTTATGGGTAAATTTTCTAGTGCGCCAGTTTTTAATTCATTAAACAAGGATAAAAATTGGAAATTAAATGCTGTTGAAAGAAAACATAAAGTAACCGTTGGCGGAAATATGAAAAGAGGTAAATCTAAATTTACTAGAATAAATAGTGAAAGTAACGAAAATTCTTTTGGGTTTAGATTAAATGTAAAAACTTATTCTTTTAAATACATTGGAAATAATAATGTCAAATAAATTGCCACCAGAATTGCATATTGTTCGCGGCACTAAAGGATTAAATCAAGGTTCAATATTGCCTGAAAATGTTCGTAAAAGAATACCATTTTCAGAATGGATTGATAGTCCTGATGCTTGGGATGAAAAAAGATTTATTAAAGAAACATCAGATTTTCTATGGGAAACATATTCAATAGGCGCAGAACAACATCGGCATATTTTACAAATGCTGGCTGACCAAATGTCTATGTATATTCGTTGCAAAAAAGGTATTAAAACAAATGGTATTGTTACAACATTTAATAATGGTAAAACAATGGGCGCAAACCCTTATGTTAGCGTGATGAAAGATTCGCTTAATAAGATTGTGGTATTAATGAATGAATTGGGCTTAACACCTAAAAGCCAGTTTGATAGAAAAGGCACTATAAGCGATACAACTTATGGAAGTTTATTGTCTGGCGTTAAAGTTACCAAAAAATGAAATTAGAAGATGGAATTTTTTATGCAATAGATGTAGTTAAAGGAAATATTATTGTTTGCAATAATGTTAAATTAACTTGCCAACGATTTTTAAACCAACTTGAAGATAAACAATGGCAATATGAATTTGTTGCCGAATATGTAGAACATGTGCTGGAATTTTTTGGCACGCTAAAACACACCAAGGGCGCCGATGCAGGCAAACCTTTAATTCTTGAACCTTTCCAAATTTTTGCCATTTGCGCCATTTATGGTTTCCGCAGTAAAAAAGACCATGAAAAACGCATGGTAACAGATGTAATAATTTTTATTCCACGCAAAGCAGGTAAATCAACATTCACCGCAGGAATTAGCCTTTATGAATTGCAATTTGGCGAAGCCGGTGCTGAAGTATTTACATTGGCTACCAATCGCGAACAGGCAACTATTGTTTTTGATGCCGCAAAAGGTTTTGTTGAAAACATGCCATCTGAAGTTAAAAATGTATTTGATGTTAGCAAATATGAAATTAAAAAAACCAATGATTTGCAATCTATGTTTAAAGCCCTATCACGCGATAATAAAAAATCGGGCGATGGGAAAAACGCCAGTTGCGCCATAGTAGATGAAGCCGCACAGATTATAGATAGGAACAGCATTGAGGTTATTCATTCAGGTATGGTTGCGCGTCGCAATCCACTTAGAATTTATATTACAACTGCCAGTTTTACAAAAGATACAAAGTTTTATGAAGATATGCAAATGTTTGAAGCAATGTTGCATGGCGATGCGTCAGACAACCCACATTGGTTTGGATTATTATATGGGCTTGACCCACAAGATGATTGGCGTGACCCAACAACATGGGCAAAAGCAAATCCCATGCACGGAATTAGCATTTATCAAGACGCTATTGCTGAAAGATGCGAACAAGCAAAATTAAAACCTGCCGCATTAAATGAATTCTTATGCAAAACACTTAATGTTTATGTATCTGCTAATAGCGCATGGCTTGATAGGCAATATTGGGATAATAGCATTGGTGAAAACAAAGGCGAGCCTGAATCGGTATTTATAGGCTTTGACCTTGCCGCCACACGCGATTTAAACGCTGTTTGCACGCTTAAACGATACAGCAATGAAGATTACCATGCAGAATTTAAATTTTTCTTGCCTGAAGATGGATTAGCATTAGTGCCTACACATTACCGCGATGTGTTTGACCAAGCCGTTCGTTCTGGCATATTGCATATTACCCAAGGCAATGTAATGGATGACCGCGAAATAAGCGATTATATAAAAAGTCAAGCGACACTTTACAATGTTAAAGAAGTTGGCTATGATGCTTATAACGCCGCATCTTTAATTGCGCGTTTACACGATGCTGGCATACCAGTCAAAAAGGTTGGGCAAGGAATGGCGGTTTTAAGTAACCCATCCAAGCACATAGAAAAACTGGTAATGTCGCAATTCATAAGACACGATGGCAACCCATTTGTAGGTTGGCAGTTAGGCAACTGCGAAGTTTATGAAGATGTAAACGGGAATATCAAGGTGCGTAAGAACGAAGCGGATAAATCAGCAAAGGTTGATGGCATTATTGCCCTGATTATCGCAATGCACTGTTCACTTGATAATCCCTTGGCTTCATCTTCATACGGTTTTCGTAGTTTATAAGGGATTAACATGGCTATTCTAGATATATTCAAAAGAAAATCGCAGACAAACGCCAAAGAAAGCAATACGCTTTTTGGGCAAACCGCCCTTGGTAATAACATTATCCGCAATGCTGGTGCAAAACAATACGCATCATCCAGCCAATTATTATATGTAACAACATCAAGTGCCAATGAAGCAGGTCGCTTGGTGGATATGTCGGTTTTAAGCCGAAATTCAACAATTATGTCTTGCGTTGGCGTTAAAGCACGCGCACTTGCACAATTACCCATTAAAATTATGGCAACAACCGATGATGGTTCATTAGTTGATGCTTGTTTAAGCGATAAAGTTTCAGCACGCGATAAAGCCAAAGCGAAATCTGTTCTAGCCTTATTGCAAGCACCCAATCATTTCCAAAGCCAATATGAATTTTGGTATCAATTCTGTATGTGGCTTGATTTATCCGGCGAAGTGTTTACTGTTTTATGGCGCAAAGACCAAGAAAACAGCCAACAAACACCATTGGAAATGTATGTATTAGATAGCACGCTTATTAGCGCAACCATAACGCCAACCCGTTATCCAACATATAGGCTTTCAACACCATCATACGGTTTTAGTAAAGATGCACCATTGCAAGCGCATCAAGTTATTCATTTAAAAGAAGCGGCATGGCAAGGTTCAGCAGGTTTTAACAAAGGCATTTTAGCGGTTGAATTAGTGTCGCTTGACCAAGATATTGACCTTTATGCAAACTTTATAATGACCAATGGCGCTAAGCCAAGTGGAATGTTTGTTACAGACCAAGTAATTCCTGATACAAAATATAAGGAAATTGCGGCAAGGCTTAAAGAAGCATGGTCAAGCATGACGGGTTCACGCCCAACAGATTTAAGTAAGCCTGGTCAATCCATGTTGCTTGATAATGGCATGAAATATTTGCCAATTGATATGCTTAATTTGCAAGACGCTGATTGTGCCAATCTTAAAATGCAAACAATGAAGCGTATATGCGGTTTATTTGGTGTTCCAGTTGCAATGTTATCTATTGAAGATGGCAAATTTAACAATAGCCAAACAATGCTTGATGAATTCTATAAATCAACCATTTTCCCAATGTTGGTAAACATTCAGCAAAAACTGAAACAAAGTTTATTGCAAGGTTATCCAAACTTATGCGTTGAATTTCAAACAGAATCATTTTTAAGCGGCGCACCGCTTGACCAAATGAATTATGTGGTGGCTGGTGTCAATAACGGTATATTAACGCCTAATGAAGCGCGTGCATATCTTGGCAGGGCTGAAATAGAAGGCGCAAACGCATTAAAAGACACAGGTAAACCAACAACAACGATTGCAGGCAGTTCGCCACAAGATACTGGCGGCGGTGGCAATACATCAAGCGTTGGCAAAACTGGTCAAGCAGGCAAAGCATAATGACAAAAAAAGAGTTGAAAGAATTAAGATTATTATTATTAACCGTTCAAATGAAGCAAGCGGCAGACAAGCGCGTTACAATGCCGTTTAAAACAAACGGTATGGAAAATAAAGGGGTTATTATTCATGGCTAAAGATGTTAAGTTTTTTTATGAAAGCGAAGTTGCTTTAGGCGTGAGTGCCGATGAAGCCGAAATGTGCGGAACAATTGAAGCCGTTTTGACAACATGGGGCGCACGCGAAGGTGCAGATGGCAGGCGTTTTAACTATCAGCCTGAAGCATTTAAGGAATGGGCGGCAGGTTACGCTGAAATGGGCAAACCATTGCCAATGTATTTTCAACATAATGATGAATCTTTGCCGGTTGGCGAGTGGACAATGTTTGAATTTGACGATGTAGGCATGACCGGTAAAGGTCGTTTATTTACTAATACAAGCGTTGGCAAAGACCTTTATACTATTATGAAAGAATCACCAAACATGATTGGCGGTGTTTCGGTTGGCGCATACGCAGATGAATATTGCATGGTAAACGCTAATAACGAAGTTATGAACCCACAAGACCCTGCTTATGATGAAGGTTATTTTCAAATCACTAAAGGTGGCTTGCGCGAAGTATCAATTGTTATGCACCCAAACAACCCTGAAGCCAACATAAACAAATTAGAAAATGTTTATCGCGCTGATGGCTCAATTAACCTTAAGGAAATAGAATCTGTTTTGCGTGATGCAGGACTGACCAAGATGCACGCAACCGCCGCATCTAGCATCTTCAACAAAGTAATTAAACTGCGTGATGTAGGTAATGAAACTGTTGAAACGCCACCAAGTTTGAGTGAATCAGACGCGGCGGTTAATGAAACAATTCTTGCCGAATTAAATAAGCGTGAATTGTTAAAACAACTTAATAAACGAATTAAAGGATAAAATTATGTCTGAAATTATTGAAAAGTTAGACGCGATTGAAGCAAATAACATTGCTGAAATTGCTAAAGTTACTGAATCAGTAACAGCCAAAGTGGATGCTGTTGAAGCATCTTTTTCTGAAAAAGTTGCCGCTTTGGAAGCCAAAGTAGCATCTATCAATCCAGCACCATCAATCTTAAAAATTGAAAAAACCGTTCGCGGCGATGTGAATAAAATGGTTAAAGAACAACTTGCCAAATTCCATAAAGAAAATGGTCGCACCGAAAAAGAATTAAAAATGTTTGAAGATGACAGCCAATATGCGGCTTACATGAAAGAGGCTTCAGCATTGACCGGTGGCGGTAATAACCAAGGTGGTCGCACAGCCTATGACCCAGTATTTGTTGCATTGCGTTTGGCTAACCCATTGCGTGGCATTTGCCGCACAGTAACAACCGATGGTTCTTCATACCAATTCCGCGTAAAAACTGGCAATGCTGGCGCTCAATGGGGATATGCTATTCAGAACAATGGCGCGGCAACAACTGAAGATACAAGCATTTGGCAAATTGTTTTAAAAGACCTAAATGTTCAATTCCCAATCCGTACTGCGGCTTTGGATGATATTGATGGTTTAGAAGCCAATGTTGTAGATGACATGCTCGCGGAATTCGCTCAGACAGAAGCCCAAAGTATGGTGTCCAATAATGACCAAACTGGCTCTGGCACTAGCGTTGCAACTGGTGGTGCTGATGGCTTGCGCGGTTTAGACCAATATGCAGGTGCAAATTCAACTTACACAGGCGGCACTTGTTCAACTGCGGCATTTGGTTCAAGCGGCACAGGTTCAGCAACAGGTTTACACTCACTTGCTACTTATGACCAATTAACAACCAATGCAAACACAGTTGGCGCAAACAACATCACTTATAAAGATGTGATTAACTTTGTTTATTCATTGCCACAACAATATTGGACTGAATCAGCCAAATTTGTTATTAACCCAATTTTGCTACAAGCAATTCGCGGTTTAACAGATTTACAAGGTCGCCCAATTTATGTTGATGGTTTATCACGCACAGATGGCATTGTTGGTTCATTGTTAGGTTTTGATGTTGTTGTCAATAAATATTTAGACACACCATCACAAACTGCAACAGGCGCGGCAGGCACAGTTAGCAAATATCCAATGTTCTTTGGCGATTGGGATAAATTCTACACAATCGTTGATAGATTAAACATGGTATTGCGTCGCTATGACCAAACATTGCCCGGTTTTATCACTTTCTTCGGCGAAAAACGACTAGCAACTTCAGTTCGTGACCCATTCGCAGGTGTTCGTTTCCGTTCTACTGGAACAGCAAACGCTTAATACGGGTTAGGGATGGTGGCAAAAGTTGCCATCCCTTTTTTTTACCTAAAGGACATACCAAAATGAAAATCGCTGAAAGAGTTTTAGATGGCATTAAAACTGCCTTAATTGATGGTGAAGCCACCGTTGATTTAAAAGTTGTTAAAGAGGCAAGCGCGATTACTGGAAGCGGTTCAAATGTTGGTGGTCGCACCTATTTTGATGACGCTTTTGCTAAATTGCGTTATGCAAACCCATTCCGTTTGGGCGCAAGACAAATGCCCATTACAGGTTCAGATATTCAGTTTGTTGCTAAAACCGGTAATGCCGCAGATGCAACAGACCCTTGGGGTTATACAGTTAATCCTAATAGTGGTTCACCAAACATTGACACAAGCATTTGGCAGTTGCCAGTTCGTGTTATATCAGCACAGTTGCCAATTCGTAGTGCAATTTTAAGCGATGTAAATGGCTTGGAATTGGAAATTGTTGAAGACCTTGCTTTTGAGTTTAGTCAAATTGAAGCGGAGTCTATGGCTGTTAATGATGACCAATCAGGTTCAACAACCACAGTTACAGGTGCAGAAAATGGTTTGCGTGGTTTAACATCATACCCAACCAGCACTTCAGCCGCCGCCTTTGGCACAAGCGGAACAGCAATTACTAATGGTTTACATACTGTTTTAACGATTGAATCAAGCACAACTGCACCAACATACGACAGCATTGCTAACATTGCTAATGCCTTGCCGGCACAATATTGGTCAATGCCAACAACAGCATGGCATATTCACCCAACCTTAATTGCAACTTTGCGTAAATTGAAAAGTTCAACAGGTGGTTCGCCAATGTTTATTGAAGCCGGTAATGAAGATGGTGCGGCGGTTGGTTATATGTTTGGTTTCCCCGTCATACCTAATCCGTATTTAGACGCACCTGCCGTTGGCGCAATTCCATTAATATTAGCAAACTGGGATAGGTTTTTAACTATTGCCGATGCTGAAACAATGAACATTAAACGCTTTGACCAAACTCAAGCCGGTTTTGTTACCATTTACGCTGAAATGCGGATGGCAAGCACAATTCGTGATGTGTTTGCTGGTGTTTACTTGAAAGGCGTTTAATCATGGCGGTGAACAACATTAGTGGTGTAGTAAATCTTGCGCCAACGCGCAATCCATTTAACTATGATAAGGTTGTTCAAACAAGCCGCGATTTACAAACACAATGGCTAACCTTAGATGAAATTACCAATCAATTAAACTTGTTTGGCGATGAATCACAGGATAGTTATTTAAGTGATTTAGAAGTTGCGGTGCGAATGCACATTGAAGATTATTTGGGTTTACCAATTTTTAATCAGTCTTATACTGTTTATTATGGCGCGTCTGCTTTATATGGCACGCCGCTAACATTGGATTTGCCTGAAGTTTCACAAAATGGCGTTACCATAAACAGCGTTAAATATTATAGCGATGCAAGCCCACCAGTTTTAACAACTGTTGCGACTAGTTCATATTTTTATGATGTTACAGGTAATAAAGTAATTCTTAATGATTTGCCTACCGACCTTAATACATTTATGACATCGCCTGTTGTTTGCAATTACACAATCAATTCCAGCATTTTGGCGCAATACCCTATTATCAAACAAGCAGGGTTGTTATTGCTTACGCATCTATATAACAACAGAAGCGAAACAACGGCTGGGGCTTTACAAACAATACCATTTGGGGTGGATGTATTGCTTAGACAATATAAGCCTTTGGTGATGTAGCAAATGGCTATTGCGCGGTTTGAAAATGTAAACATTAACACGCTAAGTTTTGGTGTTGATAGTTTTGGCGAATATACGACAACAACAACGCTTTGGTTTGTTGGCAGACCATTAGTTTCCGAAGTTAAAAATTCGGTTGCTATTACTGACCGTTATCGTGTTTATTCTGATTTGATTACTTTCAAATTTAATTACACGCCCAACATGAAAACAATTGCTGATGGGCAAAATAATTACAGCGTAACTTGGCGCGGTAATGAATGGCGAATAACAGATGTAATTGAAAGCAATGATAGAATGAGTGTTACATTTATGTGCTACCGTTCTGACCCTGCAACAAAGGCTTAACATGACAACGCAAAATAATGTTAGTAATTATGCAAGGGCAATACAGGCGCAATTAACAAGCATTGCAACGCCTGTTCCTGTTTATGCAAATTTTAATCGTAATTGGGCAACCGAAACAAAATTTATAACATGGCAATTAAGGGATGTTCACCAACCTGTTTATACTGGTATTTATCAGAGTAATAAAGGCGCGGATTCACCGACATTCCAAATTAGTATATTTACAACTAATATGGCAGATGGTTTTAATCTGTCAAACACAATAATACAAGCATTGCATGGATATGCTGGGCAATTTGGGGGCGTTACAGGTTTCCAAATTTCTAAAGCAGATGTAAATTGGCTTTATAATAGTTATGACAATGAAATAAATTTGCACAGCATTTACATGGATTGCACTATTTACATTCCATCATAAGATACGATTTTTTTAATTTTAATGAGGATTAATTATCATGGCATTACCAAATAAAGTATTACCAGGCTTTTCCGCAACCCTATATTGCCAGCCAACTGCAACACCAACACCTTTAACTGTTGCCGCATTATCAACTGTTGCTACCGTTGCCGCACTTGCTATTCCTGCCAATGTTATACCGGTAGAAAACATTCCTGCATTTGGCACAGATGACGCAGTAGCATCATTTGGCGTTGCTGGTTCACGCACAGGCGATAAAATACCTGTTCAAAATGCACAAACATCAATGTCAATTACTGCGGCATGGAATCCTGCCGATACGCAATTGTTATTAATTCGTGGCGATGCTTATTCAGGTGTTATTGACCGCACATTTATTATTTCAGCAACCGATGGCACAAATATTGTTTATTATGCTTTCAATGCGCGTGTAAGTAATTTCCAAATTGATTCAAGCGTAGGTGCTGAAGCGAAATGTATGTTCACCATCCATCCGCGTGGCAACCAATTTGGTTGGTCAAATAACGCTTAATTAAACAGCCCCGAAAGGGGTTGTTACTTTATAGGATAAGATAATGGAAATTAAATCGCAGAATGACCTGCTTGGGTTTTTGATAGCGCAAGCAGGTAGTGGGCAAAAAAACTGGTTTGGCTTTGCACAGCAACGCCTAACTGGTATTAACTTGGTTCATGAAATAGCCGCTAATCATGCAGACAAAATGTCGCCCGATGAAGTGGTGGATTATGTTGTTTCATTAAACAACAACATTTATCAAAAGTTAATTAAGGCTGACTAATGGCAACAACTTTTGAAATAACTGGCTTAAAAGAAACCTTGCAACTTTTTCAAGATTTGGAAAATGAAATAGGTGATAAAACAGCGCGTTCAAAAGTTTTAATTCCATCCGTTCGTGAAGCAATGAAACCCGTTTTGGCTATGGCAAAAAGTTTATCGCCAAAAGATACAGGATTGCTTGAAAGAACATTAACAATTGTTGCACGCCGACCTACTAGGAATGATAAAAAATCTAAATATATTAATCAAGGTGATTCTGTCGTTGCTATTGTTACAACAAAACCAATTCCTAAAAAATTAAGACAGCAAACTGCTGGTATGACAAGAAGTGAAAAACAAAAGGTTTATGCAAGCAAAAATTCATTATATGACGCAAGGGCTGTTGCAAATGAATTTGGCACAGCAAAAATGACGGCGCAACCATTTATGCGAGTATCATTAGAAAGCCAATCACCTATGGTGGCAACAAAATTAGGTGAAATACTAAATCAAAATATACTAAAATATAGGAGTAAATCATTGTGAGTAAGATAGCATCGGCATTAGGTAGCAAGTATCAAGAAAATCGTTTGTCAGTAATGACGCGCACATTTGTTTTAGGCGACCATACATTTCGCGTTCGCGTTCCTGCGGTGCATGAAATTGAAGCCATTTATAATTATTTTAAAAATCCAAACCAAGATTTAGTTGATGCGGCATTTAAAAGCATGACCTATGATTTGGTCAGCATTAAAGATACTAACCCCGATGGCGTTGTTTACAGCGATAAAGATGTGATTGTTGATGGTCGGTCAATGATGGAAGCCGCCCGTAATAAAGTTATTTTGCAACATAGAATTGTTGAATATTTTAAATTTTTAATACCTGAAGATGGGCAATCTTTAACCGATTTAGAATATGCTGATATTGAAGAAGAATTTCCTTTATCCATACAAATTCAATTTATTGATAAAATAAGCGAAGTTATATCGCCAGATTACAAGGCTATTAAGGAAAAGTAACAGGTTCGTTGCGAACGCAAGTGAAAGCGGCAATGATTTTCAACGGACATACGCAAGACAGCATTGCCGAATTAGATGAATCAACATTAAATGAAATAACCGTTATGTTTGCTGACGGCGCAATAGGAAATTATGGTTTATTGCAAACGATGGGCAATTTAACGGCAGGCGTTTTTAATTATATGCGTGCGCCAAATAGCCAGCCTTATGAATTAAAAAATGTTTTAAATAGTGTTTATGGTTATATGTTTCCAATACAGCCACCAAATGCTAGTCAGGCTTTACTAACATTTATGACGCAAGCGCAGGGCTTTAGTATGGATAAGTTTAAAAAGGAATAATCATGGCAATCGTATCAAGATTAGGTGTAGTGTTAGGATTAGATTCAGCCCAATTTAATCAGGGCTTGGGTTTAGCACAATCTAAACTTGGTGGATTTGCATCATCAACAATTAGTTCAAAATTAGGCGTAGCGGCATTAGGCACAGCATTAGTTGGTGCGGCTGTTAATGCTATTCAATATGCCGACAGCATAAACGACACAGCAAAAGCAAATGATGTTGCTGTTGGCACAGTTCTTAAATTATCTGAAGCCTTATCTGTTAGCGGTGGCAATAGCGAAAACACAGGTAAATTATTTTCATCATTAACAGCCAAAATTGATGAAGCCGCAAATGGTAGCGACAAAGGGCGAGAATCATTTGAAAAACTTGGCATTTCAGTTTCAGATTTACGCCGCCTTGATGAAACCGCATTGTTTGAAAAAACATTACAAGGTTTAAATGCAATAAAAGACCCAATTACACGCAATGC